CATACTCCAGTCAATAAAGCCAGACTTCCGGAGATTCGTAATCGCGCAAGAAATCGACTTCTCCGTTACGTTCAGAAGCTCCGCGAGCTGTCCGTTCGTACGATACGCCTTCTTGCCTTGCGCCTCCCAAGTATAAGCGTCCGCCCAAATAGCAAGCTGGACGGCGGAGAGCCGACTAACGTACGGGAGGATCTCTAAAGGGAGTTGAAAGTAGTTCATCCTTCCAGTCCTTTCTGGATAAGTTCATACGCTATGCGCGAAGGCGCTTTCTTGCTAACCTTTCCCGCAAATTTCAGGCGCTCGAACTCTTCGCGAGTTAACCGAATGCCAATTAACTCCGTTCTTTTTGGCTCTTTCATAGGTCAAAGATAACACGAATCTTATTTAACTCCGATTCGGAGTTAACATTAAGCAAGGGATAAAAAGAAAGGAGCGCGTAGCTCCCTTCCTTTCGGTTACTTTTCTAGATATTCGATATTAGCTTTTACGCTATCCCATAGCTCATTTACACTACCTCCAGTAAGATTGAGTATCTCCGGAGTATGCTTAAGAAGGTTATACGGCTTCTCGTCCCTCCAGACTTTAAGAGCTTGATACGTTACGCCGATAGCCTCCGCCGCTTCTCCTAGAGTACTCCAGTACTTGAGCAAATAGAGCTCGATAGGCGCTTTTCCTTTATGCTCCATAATTAGAAGAGATCGTTACTAGAGTTATCCTCTTTCGTTTCGCCTTTTAAAGAAGCTACGATAGCGTTACGCGCATCGAGCAAGGCGAGTCCTTTACTTACTAGATCGTTATGGTTCTTTGCTCCCATAGCTACAGCGTTCGTAATAGCCCAAGAAGCCTCTATACGATATCTTGTATCCGGATCTTCTTTGCGGCTGGAGTAGTTTCCGCCTCCGCCGTTATTCGATTGAGGAAGAGAGAGCTTAAACTTCGTCCCGTATTGAGTCTCTTTGCGCGTTACTTCTACCTCGTCTCCCTCCTTCCAGCGATCCGCCGTTAGAGCGAGAACTTCTCCGCTCGTTCCATCGTCTAGAGTTACTTCGAATTTGTAGAAGTTCTTTCCTTGAATTTCTACGTTGCCGTTCGGCTGTACTTGCTTAATTCGCATAGCGTTTATTTAAAGGTTTCGTATTTATTGATAAGAGAGTTCAAGCTATCCAGTATACGCCGGAGCTCGAAGAGATGAAAGCGAACGCCGTAAGGCTCGTCCGGAGTTACTCGTTCCGCCCATTCGTAGAGCTCGCTAGTATCGTCCTTTAATTCGGGAAAGTTACTCGCGCTCATTTTAATTCCTCTTTAAAATGGATCTCAAGAAAGATTCGAAGCTTGCTAGCGGCTTCTCTTTGGAGCGCCCAAGAGTTACGAAGTAAATCCGCGTTCGTTGCTAAATCCTTCGCCGTTAAACTCTCGTTAAAGAGACGCTCGCTTTCCGTTTGTAAGCTGTCTACTTCTTTAATACGCTCTTTCATAAGGCGTATACGATAGTCTTCGTCTTTTATTTCGCGGATGTTATATACAACTCCTTGATAGTTATTCGGCTTCATCGTTTCCGTTTGTTTGTTTGACATGGACAAATATAGCGAAGGAGTTTTATTCTCCAAACATTTTCAAAGTTTTTTTTTAATTGACCTAAAAAAGAACGCGCCGCCTCCATATAGAAAGCGACGCGCATTACAAACAAGGAGCGATGAAACTCTACAAGGCGAAGATAATTACTCGCGTTCAAAGAAAGATAGAGAGATAGGAATAATCGCTATCGCGCATAGAGCTACAGCTTCCCAAGTAGCGCCGCTCTCGACGATATCGTTACAAGCCGTTACAGCTATAACGCCTCCTATCGTCCTCTTCGCGCTCCAGCGCCTCGCGTCTCCTTTCGTCTTGAACGCCTCCGTAAGATCCAGTCCGGATAATATCGTAAGGAGCTTATTCTTCACCTTTCTTTCTTACGTCCGGTACGATAGCGTTAACTACCTTATCTAGATACTCGAAGATATTTCTTGCTGGAGCATCTGAAGGAAGAAGATTAACGATAACCTTTACGAAGGCGAGAAGAGCTAGCGTAATCTCCGCCCAATTATTAAGAAGTATTTCCATAGTTAAGTGTTTAAGAATCCGTATTTACTTTGAACATTGAATGAAGGACAAGCCTTCTTCGCGTACTCGTTGTGCCCGGTTATAGGCATATAGCCGAAGAGAGTACGTATCGCTTTAACGAGCTCCAGTAACGCGAGCTCTTGCGCCTCGCTCATGGTATCCGCTGGATCACCATTACGTAATCCTCCGATATAGCATATGCCTATAGAATCTAGATTATATCCTTTTACGTGAGCTCCTACCTTCTCGATATCTCTTCCGCGTTCTATAGTCCCGTCTATACGTATAACGAAATGATATCCGATATCGCTCCAGCCGTTGCCGTCTATATGCCATCGACGGATAATATCCGCTCCTATATTTTGTCCTTCTTCCGTAGCTGAACAATGAAGGATAATATTATTAAGTTCTCTCAACCGAATAAAGACTTTACGTACGTAGCTATAGACAAAAAGAAAGCTCCTAGAGCCGTCCAAAACTTCTTCTCTAGCGTTCCTAGTCGGTTTCCGTGAGAATCGAGGCGCTCTTTATGAGCGTCTAACTTCGTCTCTATCCGCGCTACGGCTCGCGCAATCTCGTTTAATTTGTCCTCGCTCATTTTTGGAAAGCCATAATTTTAGAAGCTTCTCGTTATCCTTGCGCTTCGTTCTCATTTACTCGAATATATTTCTCCTGTATACTTTCCAGTTCTCCCGCCTATATGTAATCCGCCTATATGATAGGAGAAAGGACGCGCGGAGATTCGGTTACTTACGTTCGTTCCGTACTCCGGAAGACTGGAGCTATTATAGCTCATGTAATTACACATTTGCGAGAGATAGAACTTCGCTTTATTACGAGCTCGATCTACTTCCCTCTGTAACTCCGTCTCCGTAATAGCTGTAGTTCCCTCCGCGCTACGTATAACGAGTCCTCCGTTTTCTACTTGTACGTACAGAGAAGGTAAAAGCTCCTCCATTACTAACCATGCTAGCGCCTTACGCAAGTAAACGTCTAGGAGCGTCTTATATGCGCCCGTAATAGTTCCGGCTTCTACTTCCTCTTTAATCTTATCGAGGAGATCGCTTCCCGTATAGAGCTGAATCGTTAAATCTTGAGCGGCGATAATAGCGGGAGGAAGATACGTATCGTCTACGCTTCCGTTAAGATTCGTAATCCGCTTAAGATAGTTAGAGTCTAGTAATAGGATTTCCATAGCGTAGAGTTATCGAGGAGTAGTAAAGTTACGCGGCTCTAAGAATCCGCGATTAACCATATCCCGCGGACGTTGAGCTACTTCCTTCTCGTTTACTGGAAGTCTGTACGCGCTTCGTTCCGCTGGAGGAATGGAGTTAATAATACGTCGAGCTTCGTTTACGGATAGCTTCTTATTATCCCGGCGGAGATAGGTTCTCCGCTCCCAAAAATGCCGACAAGATCCGCCGCCTTTATACTTCCAGAGATCGTAAGTATCCGCTCCTCCCGCTCCCCATCCCGGATTGACAGCGCGAGAACTAGCCGCTACGATATCTTCTTTCCTATACACTTTCCCGGCGCTAACCATTTTTGTACAGAAGTCCCGGCTCTTATTGTCGGATACGGAAGGAGCGTAAGCGTAGCGTACTTTAATTAGCTCCGAATCTTGTTCGCTCTTGCCGTTAGGATTCGAGGAAGGAACGCGAGCAAAAGTAAAGAGAGCGTCTAATTCCGCTTCTTTCTCGTAGTCTACTTCCCGCGTATCGATAAGTTCCCATTCTTCGCCGATATCCTCTCCGAGCTCTTCTAGGAGCGTAAAAGCTTCCTCCGGAGTACGTTCGCTTATCTCTTTCGAGAGCTCCGTTTGTTGCGGCTGGAAAGCTGTAGAGATTCCTACGGCGTTATATAGCTTCTTACAAGCCTTTACGATAATCTCTTGATACGGCTTAATTACTTGCTTCTGGAATAGATCCGCCGATTCTCCCGCTCCAGCCGTTCCAAGTTTGCCGGGTACAGCTACGCCGAAGTTCTCCGGACTCGTAACGCGATGCCCTATCATAATCTTCGCCGTAGTTTCTTCGGAAAGGAACTCGTATTGCTTGTCCGCGTCTGAAAGCTGGAACGTATCTATAGACGGCTTTTGCTCTGGAAGATCCGAGAACGTAAGGAAGAACTTTCCCGCGTTATGAGCTCCGCTCGCTTGTTGTTCTATTTTGGCGCGAATCGCGGCTTGTTCTTCGTCGCTAGGATCGCCGTTAGCGAAATGGATAGCCATAGAAGGAGCGAGCCCGTTCTTAATGTTATTAATGTGGAAAGTAGAAATCTCTCTTTCTAGCTCGATATAGTTAATAGCTCCTACGTAATCGGGCTTCGGATAGTAATAGCTTCCCGGCGAGAACGGCTTAACGTACATAATCTGAACGGGATTCTCTAGTTTCGTCTCTACGTTAAATCGCGGAAACGCTGTAGGCTCTATAGCTTTATCCGTCCAGTCCCGCGAATAGTAGAAAGTCTCTACTTCTTCTTCCTCGTTAGCGCATCCGCTACGAACGTTCTCAAATGGAATATGAGATACGCGAGAGATCGTCTCCCTATCGAGACTCCAGTTAATTTCTAGAGCGAAGCCGGAGAATAGTTTGAGATCGAGCGAAGCTTTACGAAGTTCTTCGTCGAAGTTCCAGCTATCATAAAGAAGCCGCGCGTCCAAGTCTTCCGGAACATAGCCGTCTCCGAAGATCATAAGCCCGATAGTAGTACATAAGGCTCTATGAGTAGGAGAATCGTTATACAGCTCTACGAGATAATTCGGAAAGCCGTTATCGTCTCCGAAATAAATTACGTTCTCCTCTTGCTTTTCCGCGTAGCTACGTTTCTCGTAGCCGGAAAGCTCGACGCTTTCTATCCTTGTTTTCTTATCCTCCATAATATACGATATCGTCCGTTAAAGTTACAGCGGGAGAGCTGGAGATAGCCGTTCCCGTTACGAAGAGAGTTCCTATTTCTACGCGAGCTAGCGCGTTCTCTGGATCGAGATTCGTACTAGAATTTTGTACGTATACGGCGTAGTCGTAATATCCGGTTTCCGTGAGGAGTACGTTATTCGTATCCGCTACGTTCGTCGCTACGTCTATTCGCGTATATCGTGGGTTATCTTGGATAACGTATCCAACGAAATAATGCGCCTTCTTACTCATTCTATGAACGAGCTTAAAGAGATAATGCGTATAAGTCCAGTCTCGCGCCGCATCTTGCAAAGTAAGATAGATCGCTTGAGTTCCGCTATTTGGGTTAAGGCGTATCATATAATATAGGCTTCTGGAACGTAATCGTCTAGTAGTAAATTCTCCTCCTTGTTTCGAAAGTAAGGAGTAATATTAATCTCTGTCTTTACGTCCGCGATAAATGCTCCCGGAATAATATCCGCTCGTCTTCGCGTAGTTGTATAGATACTTTCGGCGCTCATAGAATCTAATCCTTTATGCCTTTCGCCCCATAAGCGCGGAGTAATATCTATAATCTTTCTAGAGATATATCTTCCAGCTCCGCAAGGATAGCCTTCTAGCTTCCATCCTTTCCGCGTTTCGCGAGAGAAAAAAAAGAGCTCGTTAAATTGAGCGTAATCCGTCTTCTTCATAGAAGCTACTATAGCTTTCGCTCCGCCCGGTAATAAGAAATCGTCGCTTCCTAGCTGTAATAAGTAATCCCATTTATCCCGCTTCATAAACTCTAGAAGCTCTTGATTCTTGATCCCCATTATCCGGTTCTCTAGTCGCGTAACGTTATATCCGAATTCTTGCGCTAGTTCTTCTTGCTCGTCCTCGCTAGCTCCGATATATACGGACGTAGAATAGCCTTCCTCCGCGAATTCTTTACGAGCTCTTTCGAGTCCTACGTAACAAGCTCGCGTAAGAGAAAGTCTTTTATAAACCGGAATATGGATAGCGATTCTCATCTACAGAAATAACGCTATAACTCCATAAAATAAACAAGGGAAGCTTTCGCCTCCCTTGCTCAATCATACCAAACCAAACAAACGTATATTATTAGCTAATAGGCGTAAGCGTAATATTAGCTCCTATAGTTACGTGAGGACAAGGGAGAGCCTCTTGCGCCGTGAGATTAAACGTATATCCGCTTAAGTCTCCGTTAGCCGTTCCCGTTGCGATACTTCCTCCGCTAGCTTCTACGCCTCTATCGAGTCCCATAAGGAGATATTCTCCGTTATTGTCTTCGACGAGGATAGAGAGCCGCGTTTTAAGCATAGCGTCGAATTCCGCCGTATCCGCCGCAACGAGAGAAGTAAGTACTACTTCTAGAGCTTGATCGTAGAAGAGAGTCCCGTTCTCGATGCTGGAGTTAATCGTTTGAGTTAAGTTCCCGGAATTTTTAGCGAGATCGTAGCCGTAAAATACGGCCGCTTGCGATGCGTCCGAAATAGCTCCCGCCGTTGGTTGCGGGAAATCGTCAGCGTCGAAAACTTTGACCCAAATTCGCCGGATTCCTCCTAGTCCCTTGTTACAAGGGAACGCGCGTCCCGTAAGAGTTAATGAACAAGGCATAATAGGAAGAATTAAGAAGCGCGACGAGCTACGCTCAACGAGTTAAGATCAACTACAGCACATCCAGCCGTAACAGCTACCATACCTCGAACAACGTCCTCTAAAGTAGATTCGTTCAAGTCTACTACAGCCGCTGCTACATCTACATTGGTTCCGGTTAAGTCCGTTCCGAATACGAGATTATTCCAAGGAGACAGAATAAAAGTATCGTCCGGCATTCCGCGAGGAGTAACGATCTTATATCCGGCGTAGCTTTCTACCATTTCTCCGAGTACAGCTCCATAAGTAGCCGCCATTCCTTGATAGTAAAGAACTTTCATAGCCGGGCTCATGTAGAGATAAGTATTCTCATCTCCAGCGATAGCGCTAGGAGCTCCAGCTACTACAGCCGAAAGGCGAGCCAAAATATTAGAAGCAGTAGTAGCGCCTCCCAACAAGGTTTCCGCGGTAGGAGATCCAGCTACGATAATGGAGTTAAAGCCTCCGAAAGCGGACGTAGACGTTCCGCCCGAAGTAGTTCCGTCCGTAGAGTTATAGCTTCCGCGCCACATATTCTTTTCGATATCTTGCGCCGCCGCTTTCGCGATATACTGGAGGAAAGCTTGGTTAGTATCCGCTGGAGCAAATTTGCTATTACGCATCAAATCCGCCTCCCAAGTAGCGGCGAGATCTTTTTGGCATAGCTCTAATTTAATTTCGAGCTTCGTAGTAGCCAAAGTAACTTCTCCGAGAGACGCTCCGGATTGACCCGTAAAGCCGCAAGTACGAGCGCGCAAAGTAGCGCCATCCCATTTACGGAGTACAGCCGTTCCGACTACGTTAGTACGTACGTCGCACCAATTATTTACGATCGTATCCGCCGCCATGATAGCGGGAGTTACGTAAGGAAGAGCGAGCTTCCCTTTATAGTTGCCTACAGAGGCGGTAATAGTTGCCATAGTTAAATATTTAGGCGTTTAATTATTGATTCATCATAGCCGCGATACGCTCTTTAATAGGCATAGCGGCGAGTTCAGCTTGAGTAAAGCTCTTACGAGCTGGAGCTTCGAGGCGGTTAATCTTTCCGGCGGCTTGTTTGCTCAAGTTCTGGATTTCCTCGTTCTTAACTTCTAGGAGTTTATCTACGTGAGAGGCGAGCTCCGTTACGGCTTCTTTAATCATAGCCGCTACTTCCTCTTTACTCAAGTTAGCTTCTACTTCGTCTTTCGATTGCTCTACGGCTTCGGCTTCGGCTTCCGCTACAGCTTCAGCCATAGAAGAAATAACGCCTTCGGATACTTCGAACGTAGTTCCGTTATCCAGCGTATACGATCCATCCGGGAGAGGAATTTGTTCGCCGGCTTCGTTTACTACGAAAACGTCTACGCCTTCCGCGAAAGCGTCCGCGCTCGTCTGGATCTCTTGTCCGTTATCGAGCATAGCCGCGGCTAGTTGTACTTGCTCCGCTGGAGCTTCGCTTGTTTCCGCTTGCGCTTCCGCTTGCGGCTCTTCTACGGATAACTCTACTTCGTATTTCGCGAAGAGCTCCCGTACTTTTTCAATCATAGTTGCCATAAGGACTTATTTAGGGTTTAACGATTATCGTTCTTGTTATTTGACAAAAGGCGCTCTAAATCTTCTAGAGCTGTAAGCTCCGCGTATTGATTGCATACGGCGTATCGTTGTTTCTCGTCTGGAAATTCGTTAACTAGTTCTCCCATACAGCGCGAAAGAAAGTCCTCTTTACTTTCTCCCGGTTGAGGCGTAGAGAGCTCGATAGCTCCTAACTCTTTTAGCTTCGCTTCGCTCCAGCGCTTCGCCGCCTTCCCTCCCCAAAGAAGATAAGAGATAGTCCCGCAAGCACTAGTATCGCTTTCGTCGTAATCTCCTTCGGCTCGCGAGAGATAAGAGTACATACGTTTAATAGTCTCCTCCGATATCGGTTCTCCGTTCGCTAGTTGTTGCGCTCGTACTTTTCCCGTTTGCGTAGCGCATTTATTCCCGTTCTTCTCGTTAAGCTCTATCCCTCTTTTCGCGTTATTCTTTACGCCTTCTGGATAGTCGGTATAACTAGCTAGCTCCGTTACTTCCTTCGAGAGATCCGTAGTCTCCTTATCCGATTCTTTGCGCTTAAAGAGTCCCTCGATACTGAATCCCTTTACTCGTCCTTCCTTTACGAGACTCCATACTTCCGGGCTATCTACTTTCATCGTAGCTACCCAAGATCCGATAGGAAGCTTTAAACCATATAGAGCGCTCTTATCGTGTACGGAGTCCTCTACTATCCAGCTCTCTATAGTTGTTACGCCTTGTATCGCTAATTCATGCTCTAGCGTAGCTTGCTTATGATTCCCGCTCTTTGCGTATTTCTCTAGCGCCGCGCGGATTGTCTCTTTAGTAAAGTAAATATAGAACTCCTCGCCTCCTTGATTCCTGTATATAGGCTTGTCCGGAACGAGTACAGCTCCCATAATAAGCCGCTTCTCTTCGTCGATAGAACGAAAGGAATACTCTTCGGCTTTAAGAGCTATCCAATTTTCTTCTATCGCTGGATCATCTACGAGAGAGATAGCGCGTACGCCTTCGCTCTCTTCTTCTAGGATTAATTCGTACAGCATTTTAAAAAGATAGTAAAGCTTGTTCGCGGAGTTTTTGATTCGCTTGTAAGCCGTTAGATACATCGTTAGAAAGAACGTAACTACGGAATCCCTCTTGCGGAGCGGATGGAATTTGCGGCGCTTGCGCTTGCGTTCTATTCTGATTCTGAAGAGCTACAGAAGGAAGAGAAGGAGCGGAAGGAGCGCTAGCGCCTCCCTCGAATTTCTCTCTAGATATTATAGCTATTTGCGCCGCTCCAGCTACAGCCGCCGCCGCCGCGGAAGCATAACGCGAGAAAGGAGCTACGCTATCTTTTGCGAGAGCGTCTACTATCGCTTGAGCCGTTCCGATTACAGCCGTAGAGATTCCGAGCGCTTTACGGATAGCAAAAGAGCGGCGAGCTCGCTTCTCTTCTCCAGACGTAAAAAGCGTATTTAAGCTATTAACGATATCTAACGTCTTCGTCGTAAAAGCTCCTACTTGCTTTACGCGCTCGTTCATTATATCCGCGTAGCCTTGCGCCGCGTTAAGGTTCATCCTCTGACGTTCCGTAAGTCCGTCGCTCTCTTGCTTATTTAGATTCTCTTGTATCCTTGCTCCTCCTTGTACTAGCGTACGCTCTTTCTCGTCCGCTTGTTCTTGATACTTTGGAGTAAGGCGCTCTATAGCTTCGAATTCTTCTTGACGTAGACGGATCGCTTCCGATACTAGCCCGTTAAGCTTGTTTTGTAGTGTAGTCTGGAGCTCTAACGATTCCGCCCGGAGATTATAAACTTCGGCTTCTAATTCCGCTTCCGCTTGTAGATCTTCCGCCGTGGATTCGCTTAGGGCGTTTTGTTCCCTTCGGATACGTAAAGCCTCCTCCGCCTCCGCTCTTCTCCGCTCGAATAATTCCCTCTCTATACGTCCGGCTTCCTCCGCCGCGTTAATTCGTTCCTCTACGCTTTTCGTAGTATCCTCCGCTATTAGATTTAATTGTTTAATCTCGCTTCTTTGCTTCGCTGTAAGTACGAGCGTTTCTCTTTGGGAATCTATTAGAGCTTGTTGCGCCGCTTCCAGCTCCGCCGCTTTTTTAGCCGCTTCGCTCATCTCTTCAGCTACTTCGCTAAAAGCTCCGGCTATATCTTTTCCTACTTCTATAAGATTTCCTACGTCCGTAACGTCCATAATAAAAGTCTCCGCGGCTTGCGAAGCGTCTTCTATAGCTCCGGAAAAGTCTCCGCTAAATACTTTTTTAATAGACGATCCGAGTAGTCCGAACGTTTTTAATAATCCGTCTATCTTCTTCTGTACGTACGTCTCAATACTATTTCCGAAGTCTATAAAAACTTGTTTCGGATTCGTGAAAGCGTTTAATATTTTCTCTCCTAGACTACTTACTAGATCTACGACTACGCTAAAAGAAGCCTTAAGTCCAGCCATAGCGCGAGACAAAAATTCCGCGCCGCGCTTCGTTTGTGTGAAGTAGGTTACTAGAGATCCGAGAGCTATTACGAGCGCTCCTATTCCCGTTCCGAGAATTGCAACTTTCGTAAGATTCAATCCCTTGATAAAAGTTTGAACTCCTTTCGCCGTCTGGACGAAAGAAGAAGCAAGTCCTCCGGTTACTTTATCGAGCGCTCCTACGGCTTTTTGTCCCGAAGTAGAGAGATTCTTAATCGCATCGTCCGCCGCTTCGAGACTCTTATTTAAGTTTCCCGTATCCGCTTCGAGCTCTAGTACTATTTTCTCTTTTGCCATATTAGATAGATAACGAAAGCCCAAGTAGACGTAATA